CTTTAAGGCTCGTTAAATCACCGTAAAACGTTATTGAATAACTTTCAACACGTCCTTTAACTACATTGGAACTCTCAATTGATATTTTCCCACTCCTAAATGGTATCGTACCTATCTCTATAAATCCGTTACGCTTAATGTTAGGGTTGTCGTTTGCATTCACATCGCTTTGATAAAAATGCTCACACAGTCTGTTGTTACGTGGCGAAGCAGGAATAGTGAACGACTGAGTAAAGTCAGTGTACACCTTTGCAAGGTCTTGAACGTTTTGAATCGAACTATTTATTTGTATTTCTTCATCGTTAAACAACTCTAACTTTTCATAGTTATTTGAATCCGCAATTACTTCTATATATACGTCTACCTGTCTCATTATACAATGCTATTAATTAAGTCATACGCAAATTCAAACTCCAAACTATAATTTATTTGTTTTGTGTTAATAGACTTGTTTAGTTCAATTGATTTAGTTTTAAGGATTGCAGGCTTTTCATCTACCAGAACTTTTTCACTTAACATCAATTGTTTTAAGTTATCCTTAAAATCTTCTTCAACCCATCCACTATTGACCTTTATACTTTGCTTTCCGTTTTGGTTGTACGTCGTACGTTGCCCACCTGTCAAACTATAATCATACGGTTGCATTAAGTTATAATCTTTATTAGTTACTTCAATGTTATCGTTTGACGCTTTGAAAAAGAATTCACGTTGAAACGCTCCGTGTTTATTTATGAAGTCAACTTTTACTGGCGTGTACAAACATTCCTCAACAGGTTTAAAAGTCCATGTTGCTTGAACTACGTTTGAACTATTTATAACCTCGACTATCCACGGTTCTGTAAATCTACTGTTATAACAACGTGGCACGTAATACCATGAGTTACTCAACGCTGAACTAAGGTAAAGAATGCCCTCCGAATCAGTCCATCTAATCTTATCATTTGACTGAACGTAAACTAATATAAAACCCGCATTTGAACCACTATGATAGTAGTAGGTCTTTTGGTCTAACAAGTAATTACCACCGCTATAATTTACACCATTTGCAAACTCAGTGAACCCATCAGTTGCTATGTAGTCAGTTGTATCAATTAACGACTCAGTAGTACCTACTGTTTTATATCTCTTTACTCTAACATTTAACTTTTGAACGCTACCATAAGAAGATGTTAAGGTTGTAATATTAGTATAAACCGTGTGATCAAAGTATTCACGAATGTATGGTGCAATGTCGTAATAAGTTGTTGGCGCATTCGATGCAGGAATTGCTTTACCAAGTGTATATTGTGGTGTACCGGAGAAAGTTGTTGCACTGATAAACAATTCAATCTTTGTACTAACTTGACTTGCTTCATTAATACTAATTTTATACGGTGACCTTGCTCTAATCATTTCGGTTGTTTAATTGAATAGTTAAAAATCTTTTCTAAATCTATTTTCAAGTCATTGACTAATTCTTGGGGTAAACGTTTATAGGCCGCTTCAAATGGTTTAGTAAAAAACAAAGTTGGTCGTATACCTTTCGCATAAATTGACCTTGTTATTATCCATGCTGTCGCATCGTACGATAAGAATTTACCCGTTGACTTCTTTGTTTCGGGGTCACGTTGTCTAAACTGAAACTTGCGTGCTTTAACCCATCTGTTTATTCCTTCCGTCAATCCTCCTTTTTTACCTTTACCACTTCCAAACTTATACGGTGAGTCAGGAGCTTTAGCACTTGAACGCTTACCCTTTACCCCTTTGTCTTGATAGTTACCATATTCTTCCATCTGGAAGTTTAAGAAGTAACCTTTAGCATAAACCTTTGCTTCACCTTTTAAAGACTTGTAAAGTTTTCGTGATACGTTCCTGTCGCCTTTACTTAAATTAGTACGAGCCTGTTTAATTACCGAAGTTTTGAACTTATCTAATGCAGCTTGTAAGCCTGACTCCCTTAAATCTGCTAACATATAGTCATTTCGTTTGGTGCTAATATGTCAAAGGTCATTGTCCAACCTGCAACAGCATCGGTAAACCTATCAACAAACGGCTCGCAACTTGCTGTATCGTCTAATACTTCATACCCAGCGTCGTTAATATCACCACGTCGAACCCTCTCAAATATTCTGTTTAGTATACTTAACGTTGTATTTAACACATCATCCTCATTGTCATTACCCTTGTAAATATCCGTTACATCGTCTTTACTAATATCAACTATGCTCATCATAACTAATGAAACATTATACACCGTTGTATTACCTCTAAATGCTACATCGTTAAATATAATGTGACACAATGGGTACATATCTTGCTTTGCATTGGTAATCTTATCAAGGCTGCCTTTCGTTACTCGGTTAACTAATGGGTCTGCAAGTATAGAATCATGCAATAAAGTTGATAAGTTATAGTAGTTTTTCATGTGACTTCTTTAATTGATTAACTTCGATTCTGCTTTTTTGTTGTTCGAAGGTTAAAAATGTTAAGCACTGATGAAGTTTGAGCCCTGTAACTTCGTCAAATCTTCTAATATCTCCTTGAGCGACGTGATAGATTGAACTATACCATCCCCATTGTTTTGAGAATTGAACATTTTCGCTATACGGGTTTTGTTCTTCATTTTCTCCAAAGAGGACAGCGTACTGCTTATTAATTCTATTCCTAAAGTCCAAAAAAAAACAGACGCAGGCAGTACAACATCTAAGGGTGCATATTTAAGAACCTCTGAGTAACTTAAATCTCCTTTGTAAGGTTCTATCTCATACTTGCCTTTAACGTCTTTTACAATCGGTCTGTACATTACAGCCAGTGCTTTGTGAATGTTTTGAAAGTCCCCTATGTTAGATTCAATGTCGATGTACTCACCCCATGATATTTCTTCAAGGTCAGGAATGAATCCAAACTCCACACCGTTCAATTTAAACCTATGTTTGAACTTTGTCTTCTCGTTAAACAATTTGTCAAAATGTTGCACCAACTCGATAACGGTCGATGCTTTCATCTTAACAACTTCCTTTAATTCAAGCCCACAAAATATTTCAATCATCTTTTGAAATACAAATTCTTTATCGTCTGAGTTGTTCAAAGTAACCATGTACTTTTGATACCTGTCTAAACTTATTTCGGACAGGTTTGAGGGAATTTCAATCTCTACTTGCATAGTATACTATTGTAATTTCTTATTTTATACAATACTTCATGTATTATAAAATCGTTTATGTTTTGATATCCATAACAATCGCGATATAAACCTGGTGTCAATCTACAACTCATTCTGCTATATAAATATAAGTTGGTCTTTCGTAGTGAACTATTCCACTTTCACCTGCTGTATGGTCGTTAACTATTTCTTTAATTGGTTTAATATCTGATTTTAATGCATAATGAATTTGACACCCTGCAATAATAACATGGTTTTCTTCATTGCCTACTTTAGCGAACCAATTAGATGAATTACGGTTAGTTTTTACACCTAATAAACTATCTTCTAAAATTTCTACATTACCCCAAACTGATTTGTATTGTCGACCATCAGGTGCAAAAAACCAAGCATCTGTTGTAATTAAATATTTGCCTTTCATTTTGCTACCATTACTTTAGCTCTAACACCTTTCCAATACTTTAAAGACGCTTCAGCTTTCGCTACTTCGTTGTCGATTGACTCAACACATTGAAACTTCCAATTATCTCCGTATTCGTCCTTATAAGCATCTACAACCTTTGCGCTGCTTTCATTAATCATTTGTCTTAAACTTTTACCTGATTCCATATTTACCTTTATTTGGGTTACTTAATTGATAACTAACTGCATACCTTAACGCATCTAACGCGTGGTTATATTTATCAATCGGTGTTTCTGATTTCTTTTCAAGCCAGCAATAGTTATTTAATTCTTTTATCAAATCTACGGAATTTTCATCAATAATTAAGTCATAGTCTTGTAATAAACTTATTCCATATTTTACTGAGTCGGCTCCTTTGATTGTTGGTACAATGTTTAAGCCTTGCGACTTTAATTCGTTAATCAAACGTGGCTCTGCATTATCCGCAACTATTAAATCACGTCCTGCAAATTGTCTGTTAAGTTGTGCTAATTGTGATGTGGTTAAACCTGTTTGATAAATATGAAGTCTGACATAAATAATCTTGTTAGTCTTATCTATTGACGTTTCAACAAGTGTTGAAGGGTCGTTACTAAACCCATAATCCTGCCCGAATACCGAACCATTATCTTTATTGTACTCTCCAATTCTCCAATTGGTAAAGATAACACCTTCAGCTTTTTCTAACCATCCTCCGAGTATTGTATGTTTATATTTATCAGGGCGGCGTTCTTTTATCGTTTTTATTTGATTTAAGAAACTTTCAGACAGATTTGATATGTTGTCCTTATATGTTGTATGAATATACGTTGTATCGCCTTTAACTGTGTTGACTCCTGCTTCAACTCCTCTACTCTCGAAAAACTTTTGATAGATGAAATGTTCTTTTGTTGCAGGGTTAAGTATTAATATTACCCTGTTTTGTTTTTCTTTATGTCTTATCGAGTAATCAATCTTATCGAATACATCTTCATCGGTTAACTCTTCAGCTTCATCTAAAATCCAACAAGTGACCCCAGCCAATGATTTTAAGTTAGCTGTTTGGGTTCCGCTTGATGTTTTAATACCTTTGAATAGTATCTTACTTCCTGTCCTTAGATTTATTATTTCATCCTTAGTAATGTGAAAATCTTTATGCTTATCTAATATATCAATCTTATCAATAAATTCAGGTATAATAGAGATGTGAGCAGAAGTAAGGGTATAACGTGTAAATAAAATAACATGGTTCGACTCGTAGGTAAGGAGCAGCAGAAGTAAATTAATAGAATATGACTTACCACTACCCCGACCACCTGTAATAATAAAGTATCTAGAATCATTTGCAAATGTTTTATATTTCGGATTCAGTACTACCAAAACTTATTAAGTCTTTTAGTGTTGTTGTGTTAATGTTAATGTCTTGCTCTACATGTTCTTTTGGTTTACCACAACCATATTCAATTAAAATCTTTGCGCTTGCTATCCTATCCGATGGTCTTTTAGCTTCATCAATCATTATTTCAGCTAATACTCTGAAAGCATCTTCAACGTGTGGTTGTGCTAAAGTAAAACCTTTTATCTCATCTGATAAAGGCTTTCTTCCTGCTTTGCCTGCTGTTGAATGTCCACCGTTGTTTTTTCTATTGTCCACTTTTAATAAAAATTAATTAATTAAATTATAGCGTCTCTTATTAACCTAAAAATCGCTAAAAGTGAAACAATAATTAATATTACATTCATCCTAAAAAACCGCCTTGACCTTCTGGAAAAGACTCTTTGTTATATTCATTAAAAACTATTCTAACTTTACGTAACATGTCGTTTAGACAACTAGCGCATGAAGTTGGTCGCTCGTTTGTTTTAAATACTCTGTTGTAAACCTTTAAAAACTCAATTTGTTGTGATGGTTTAATCTTAACTGAAATTTGAGGTAATAGTTCTTCCAATAGCTTGTATTCAGGTTCTGTTAAGCATTCAGGAGTTTTGTAAGGGAATAACTTGTTAAGTACTTCTTTACGTTTATCACAGCCACAATCTTCTCCTGCAACGAATTCAACCAATTTGTCAATCTTAGTATACTTCGTTACTTTCGCAATTGTATCTCCAAATCCTTTTGATACTCTTTTTGCCATATTTTTAGTTTTCGTTTACATTTTTTAATAGTGTGAAAAATAGAAGTCAAACTTATTTTAGTTTCTTTTTCTAATTCACGCATACTTTTTCCGCTTCGTAAATATAATAAAAATAGTTGTTGGTCGAACCATTCCCATGTTTTTATTTGTTCTTCCACGCTCTGATAGTATAACTCTATTTCATACGTTTTGTTGTTTTCGTCCTCTGATAGGTCGACAAGTAGGTCGATGTCAACCATTGAAACATTACGCTTGCATGAATCGTAAAAAGAGTTGCGCAGCATTATCCAGATGAATGACTTGGTTACTACTTGACCTTTGCCGTACTTGTGAAAACGAATGTACATATCTTGTACAATGTCTTCAGCATCGGTCTTGGCTCCGAATCTTTTAACAATTCGTACCCATTCGTCGTGATACTTTGCAATTTCAATTAAATTCATGGGGTTAAAGATAACAAAAAAACCCTTACAACAATTGCTGCAAGGGTTTAAAACTAATTATATGATATGCAAATATACAAATTATTCTTTTATAAACGTTCCGTTCAAAGTTTTTCCTTTTCGATATTCAATAACATTAAAGGCACGCTTTGCACAATCTTCAAGTGAATAACCCATTTGATGAGCTAATATAACAAGTGTAATGTAAGTATCTCCAATCGCATCTATTGTCTCGGCTATGTCTTTCTTTAGTATTGCAGAGGATAATTCCCCTAACTCCTCCATGACCTTTGCAAGTTGTTGAAACTTGTTGTCTGGGTTGTCTAAGTTTCTAGCCTTAGCCCAATTAATTATTTCTCTTTCCATTCTTTTAAATATAAATCAATTAAATACTTTGTTTTCTCAAGGTCTTGTGCAAAGTTACCTTTTTTTCTGCATCTTACAAGACGTTTAACCAAATCAAATTCGTATGAGTTTAGATCATGGTCTTCTGCAAACTTGTACAAGCTACCTTTCTCATTATTGTAATAACTTGGGGCGTTATCTGTAACTACTTCAAAGTACTTTTCAATCGTGTCAAACTGATGTTCCTGCCCTTTGTCATTCATTATCCAAATATAACTCTTTGTTTGCGCTATTACGTCGTACACTTTACCGTAGGTTACGTTGGCAAAGTGTTTTTCAATACATCTTATTTTCATAAATTATACATTTTACTTATTTCTTCATTAATACCGTAATCAATTAGGTATCTTTTACCATTTAGTTCTCCCCAATTAGCTTTGTTGTAAAGGTCGCACATATCAATATCAAGCTCTTTAATAGCTTCTTTTACAATTGCTATGTCGTAGTGGTCAACTGCCTTAATAGGGTCGTATCGTTTCATTCTGATTATTCCACGTTTGTAAGAATAAAGGTAGCCTAATAAACCTAAATCTTTGTACTTATCCCAAAGGTCGCGTTCCTGTAAACATTGTAAGTACCCACGTAAACTGATGGGTACTTTAACAACGTGGTTTTTGAATATAAAAACAACTCTTGTACTAACTTTTACCTTCATTTTAAAAAGTGTTTTATTATTTGAATCTTACTTTTTTCTATTGTTATAAACTTCCCATCTACCCTTGCAAAGATACTATTTGTTTTTAAACTTCGCTTAATATTACACACCCTGCATACTTTTGTTCTGCCTTTTTCGGCTTTGACTTGGTATTTGGAATCGTCTTTTAAAAACAAAAACAAGGGTAGATTTCGCTTGCAGCTAAAACAAATTTTCATACTATGATTTAGTTAAATATTTTTCTTTTAGTTTTTCAAATTCTACCATGTTTTTTTTTCCTGAATTTCTAAATCTTAAAACTTGCTTTTTTTCAATTCTAAATAAATCTTTCAAAGTATAACTTAAATAATCTTTAGGATTTAAATCTTCAAGAAATAAACTTAATTCTTTACACACGTAATTTCTGAATCTAACAGATATAACTCCACTCAAGTAAAGTTTTTCTAAATTTTCTTCATCTAATAATTTAGAATCTATTGAATTTAATTCTTCAACTAATTGACTTCTATAAATCATTATAGTTTTTAATGCTTTTTCATATTCTAATCTTGTTACCATCTTACTAAATTTTAAATTAATTACTTTTCGACTTGTGTATGTTACGATTGAAAATCACGTCCACTAACAGCAGTCATGAACCACAAAATAAGCAATTTGTATCCTCATCTTCATCCGCTTCGGGATTGGTTTCTATTTCTGGATTAAGTTGTTTTTTCAACTCATAAATCTTTTGAAGTATATCTCCATCGGCAAACAAATCACCTGTTAAGAATGATTTTAGTTCTTCTATTTGTTCTTTAATTGTTGTCATCGTATTTGTTATAAAAGGCTTTTCTTATCATTCTGCCTAGGTTAATTACTCCTTTTCGGTTCTCTCTAAACTTCCAACGGTCGACATCAAACTGCATTGCTATCATCCAGCGTTGCCTGTTCTTGTTGTTTCTTGAAATCATTGTATTTGTACTTTAATATTTTCTTTGAACTCGTCAATCTGCTTGATAATGTTACTATAAGTCTGAGCCATTGTCTCGTTGTTATTCTCTACAAATGTAGTCGCGAATCTTTCAACTCCATTGATAAACTGGTTAATTGTACGTTTAATTTCGTGCTTGTGAAACATATTGTCTGACACATCATCAAGGGAATGTAGTGCAGATTGGCATAACATCATTGCACGTGCTATGTGTTGGTAGTATTCTATCGCCCTTAGGCGTTTAGCCTCACTTAAATCAGCAAGGCTTTTAACGTCTTTCTTCATTTTATTTTACTATTTATATAATTAAATATGTCTTTACCGTATATTGCTGACATTGCTTTTCCAAACACATCATTAACATAGTTTTCTATTTTGTCTTCATGATACTCATCGCTTTCTAAAAAACTTATAAAATCCTCACACGTATTCCAAAGTTTTTTAATGTCTACATTTTCTACTTTTAAGGGTCTTGGAACTCCTAAAGGCCTGTCCATTTCTTGACTAAAACCTTGTAAGGTGTACTCTGTGAATGAGAGTGTTGGATGCTCGCTTCTTGGTGTTTCTTTACCGTCTTTATAGAATGGAACTGATACACTTTTTTCGTTATCAAAAATAACCATTATATACCTAGTTAATTCTTCTTTTACAATTCCCCAACCATATTGGTAATTATAAACTTTATCTCCTACTTTAAACATAACTAAAACGTTTCATTTGGTCTTTCTTGACTAAAACCTTGGAAGGTATATTCTGTGAATGATAGTAAATTATTGTTTGAATTATTCCACACTGTATACTCTTCAAATGTTGACAATATATCATCATCTTGTTTTTCCTCAATAATACCCCATCCATATTTAATGTGGTATACTTTATCTCCTACTTTAAACATAACTAAAATGGTTCTGTTGATTCAACTTTATTAACTCTCCACGCATCTATTGACGTGAAATACTTACCTTGCCACTCATTGGTCTTAAAGTTAAACAACACCTCAACTTCTTGGTCAACCTTGTTGTATTGTAAGAACTTATCTACTTTCTCAGTTCCAAAGATTCCAAACTTTACCGCTTGAGGATACTCTCCACTTGTTTCTGTTACTACAAACTCAATCTTTTTGTTTGCGCCTACTTCAATCACTTCTAAAATGCTAGTGATTTTTCCGTTAAATTTCATTTCGTTTTTCATCTTCTTTTATTTTATTGTTTGCTATTTTAAACGCCTCTTTGACACATTCTGTTACATTATACTTTTTCTTCTGGTACTTTAATCGCATCCGTATTTCGTCTATTGGGATGTCGCTAAAGTCAACTATACTTCTTTTCATAATGTTTTTAAATAATATTCTAACTCTTCACTTTCTAATTGCTGAATCTCATAAGTGGATTCATAATATAACTCATTCATTTTATTGCTAAGTTAATGTTTTCTACTAATCT